ATATAGCCATGTCAGCTTCCTTCGGTGGCGTCTGCCCTTACGCGGCGAGTGTACTTGCGCTTCTCGCGCAGCGCATTCTCAACTACAGAGTCTTCAAAGTCCTCGGCGACGCCAAGAGTATAAATCTCCCAGCCGTTTTGTTCATCCATTTCCGCTTCCGCGTGTGAAATGGCGACTTTGGTACCGTGAACCGGATGTTTGAGGTAGATGTGCATAGGTAAGAAACGGGGCCGGTTAAGGCCCCGTCCTATCAGCTTGCGCCGTGGATGATGGCAAAGTTAAGAACAACAGCTTCAGACAGTGAAGTTGATGCAGTCAGGTTACGCAAGGTAACTACCGCAGAACCCGCCGTCATGCTGGAAATATACGTCGTATACGCCGCAGCAGTGCCGCCGCCCGAAACATTGACAATGATTGCGTCATTGGCGCTGATCAACGAATTGGTCAGCGTAAACGACACCGCAGTCGCCCCAGCCAGCGCCGCGTTGTTCATCGTGATGCGACCCGCAGACTTGTTCAGGGTGACCCCTGTGGACTTGTCTGTGGCTTGCGTCACCGTACCTTGTGCTGCGGCAGAGTACCCGAGTTCCTGGCTTGCATAGCAAGTCGTGAATTCGGGATCGCTGTACGCAACACCTATCGCTTGAGTATTCGGCATGATGAAGTCTCCGTAAGAATGCCCCCGGATTGCTCCGAGGGCGATTCAATTAGGCAATGCGATAGAACGACCAAGAACCGTCGCCGGTCTTGCGTGCGCGCCAGAGGCCCGAAGTCAGCGTTGCCGAAGTCACCGTACCCACCAACGTCCAGCCAGTACCCACGGCAATCGTGAGCGTACCTGCGCCAGTGTTGATAAAGCTGACGTCGAAGCAGCTGTTGACCTTAGCACTGGAAACCAGCACTTCAGTGTCGGCCACGGTCGGCAGCGTGATGGTAGCGGTTGCGCCGCTGTACACCACAATACCGTTGGTCAACTCAGCAGCGGTCAACGTCGCAGCAGCGGCCTTGGAAACCGGAGCCGCCTGGACGCCAATATTAACTTCAGAAAGATTGCCATCACCAAGCTGATAGCCACCTGCACCATTAGGAAGAGCCATGATTAATACCTCACAAAATTGAAGAAACACCCCAGCCGGTTAGGGCTGGGGCATCAAGGGTTAACCCCAGAGACGAACGGCCATCTGCGGACGAATCACGCTGTAGCCGTACAGAACGTCAATACGACACGGCATACGGTCGTTATTGATGTCGTACTGGCGCACAACACGCATCGAAATGCCGTTGTGAACTGCGCGAGACGCCATATCGACACCCTGCGGGAGCAGAAGATCGGCAGTGGCGAACGTGATGGCGTCCTTGTGGTACACCATGTTCTGCGGGTAGGCGGTGGCCGCCGAGCCAAGCATCGTCACCACAGCACTGGCCGCCGGGAAGGCGTCAATGGTGGCCAGAGCCTGATCGGCAGTGTACATGGCCGGGCTGACCGACAGCGTAGCCGTGGACGAACCAGAAGCCGCCGCCGTAACGACGAACTGCTGAAGCGAGCCGGTGGTCTCGCGGGTCTGCGGGTTGACCGCATACACGCCAGCCACGGTGAACACGTCGCCCACGTTCCAAGTCTTGCTGGAACCGGTGAAGCTGATCGCCAGCGAGGTCGAACCCTGCGTGCTAACAGCCGAGGTGACGGTGATCGCGGTGCCCCAGTTACCCGTGGTGTACTGCTTGATCGACTGAGACATATTGATCTCATCGAAGCCCAGTACGCCCTCGCCCATCATGCCGTTCTTGAACTGCTTGCTGATGGTGGAAGTCGGGTTGAACAGGCCCTTCATGCCCTCGACCAAACCGGCGTTGGCAGCCGGATTGACGGTGGCATAACGCGGCGACATGACCGCAGCGGCTTCGTTGAGCTTCTGCTGCGCCTGCAACAGAACCAGCGAAGTGCTGGGGGTCGTGCCGGGAGTACCGACCGACTGGTAGACGTTCTTGAACGAGTTGGCAACGTCAGCGTCGATGCTGGAGGCCAACTGGCTGATACGCGGCTTAAGCACGCGCTCTGCGAAGTCGTCCAACTGCATGGTCAACTCGGCAGAGGTGAAGTTCACGCCGATGTGCTTCTGCGAAGAAACAGTCAGGGTGGTGAACTGCTCGTTGTCGTCCTGCACCTGAAGGGCAGCGCCGTCGGTCACCAAAGCGCGATCCGGCAAGCGGATACGCAGGGTTGAACCAATCTTAGCGCCGGAGACAGCGAAGCTGTCGTCGTACTGACGGTTTACGTTGCGGGTGATCACCAGGTTGTTCTCGAGGATTTCGAGAGCCTTACGGGTGATCATGTCAATAGTCAGAATGCTATTTGCCATGATGAAAAAGTCCTTAAATAAAAGTTAGCGGTTCATCTGCGCTTGCTGTTTCTTGATCTGGCGACGACGCTCGGCTTCAATCCATTCCGACGTACTCATGGTCTTCGTAGAACGAGGATCAGTCGTATCGTAGGACGGACTGCCGCTGGCTCGCGCCGTCACAGGAGTGATCGGTGCAGGTGCAGACGTAGTTCGTTTCACAACCGGATTAACGGCCACTTGGGCCTCAATCCTGCCAATTTCTTTGGCTTGCAAGAACGGCGACAGTTTGGAAATGCGATCTGCTTCCTTGGGATTGATACCGAGGTAGTACGCTACATCGGGGCCAATGTCCGAAGCCTGAATCGTCTGGGCCATCACGCTAGTGATTGGAAGCGACGGGTTGTACGCGACTTGCTCAAAGTCATCGTACTTATTGCGTGCTTCTTCTTCCTTTTCGTGATACGCCTCAAGGAATTGAGCCTGCTGGCGCTGGGCCTCTTGCTGCTGAATCAACTGATGAGCTTTCTGGGTAACCAACGCATCAGCGTAGGCTTCCGGCGACTCAAACTGATCCAGCGAAGGGGCCTGCTCCGTGGCGGGCGGTGGGGTTACCACTGCCTTTTGGGCTTGCATCCTCTCCCATTTGCGCTGCTCTCTACCAAGCCGCTTACCAATGGCTGCGTCCAGTTCTTCCTGAGTGAAAGTTTTGGCCGCTTCTACTGGTTTTTCTTCCGGCGTATCAACATCGAACGCAGGAGAGGCCGTCTCTACCTGTTCCGGCGCGGGAACTTCCGCTATAACTTCCGAGACTTCTTCAGTCATAAATAATTTGATTCCAGAGAATCCCTGATGTTCCGCATCAGTACGGTTTGAATCGATCTTACCGCCTAGGGATTGCTAGGCGCAAGAAGTAAATTTGCGGCGGCTTCCTGAGCTGCGCGGTAGGCCGCCACCACTTCGTCTGTGTGCGTCAGCGCACAGATAGCCTTTACTTGGTCGCCCTCGGCGCTGTAGTCGTCGCCAGGCTTGAAGTAGTTGCCCTTGACCTGCTCGGCAAAGGGCTTGCCGTCCTCAAGGACGGTGACCACATAGCGCACCGTGACAGTCTGGTCAGCCAATACCTCAATGCGGTCAACAACAGTTGTTTTTTCGTACATGGCAATCCTTATTTAGCTGTCCAGCCAGTATTGCCCGTTCCCGATGTTTTCACATACAGCGTTGTGCTAGTGCTTCCTGCGGTGTTCAGATATAAAGAACCTATCACCGCTGTAACAACACCTTCTGGCGACCCGCTTCCAGCAAAAATTGTTGCGCCTGCGCTGCCTATCGTTAACGTATTGAGCAATAAAAGATTAGCTGAATAGTTCCATACGTTTGTGTTTGACGTGTCTGAGTTTAAGAAATTTTGAACTGTAGTGTTGCTTAAATAATCAGTGATGCGATTGTATTGCGCGCCTAGTCGAATAGCCACGCCGCGCACTTGTGGCGTGTTTTGATCTTCAACATTGATCGTAAATTGATTGTAACTTCCGTTGATATCAACGGCAAAATACGACCCCGCCGCACCCGTGCGCCCGTCGTACCGCGATGAAATTTCAAACTGATTAAACAACCCGTTATCGTAAACCGATGACCCGCCACAATAGAACGTGTTAACTTTAAACTTGTTGCCTCTTGGCGCGTTTGCGGCAGTCGTACCCGCCACATAAAACCCAGTGCCAGTGACGTTGCGAATAGTAGCGTTAATAATTGAATCGGTGCAATTTTTGCCTATTGATACGCCTTGCCCCGTCGCGCAGCCGTCAACAACAGTGACGTTAATTGTGTTGGAATAGCTGCTGTTGCTTGTTTGGTTATCGTAAACAAGCCCTGTGATTGACGGATTGTATATCGTGATACTTAATTGGTTGCCGTAGCAATTGTCCAACATTCTGCCGCCATAGTACCCGCCAGTTGAAATAATGTTGAACGTACTGTATTTGCTGGAATTAATATCAAAGTTTGGGTAATGCGAGCTGCTGATTGTTGCGTTGCCGCAAGCAATACAAGTTGCGTTAATTTTGTTGTAGTTTGAATTAATGACGTTATCAATGCCTGTTAAAAAACAGTTTTGAGAAATTACATCGTCAATAAAACAATACGAAGATTTAGTTAAAATTAACCCATGACCAAATAAGTCTACAGTAGGCGCGGTATTGTTTGTGTAGTTGCCATCAAGGGTAAGACCCACAACATTGATTTTGCTGTAAGTGTTAGCACTATTGCCTAAAGCACATTCGCCAATTTCAATGACATTAGGTAGCCCTGTAACAGTACCGCCGCCTTCAGCGGGAACCGTTATGGTAGGGCAACTATTTGGCAATTTAAGCGTTGTGGACGCACTGCCATCACCTTTGATAGTGATGTTGTTTTTGCGTACAAGCAAATACCCCAGGTACACACCTGCGGGAAAGTACAAAGTTCCGTTGGCTGGGACAGCAGCTAAAGCAGCCGCTAAAGTTACTGTGTTGTTTGTGGTGCCGTCGGCAACAACGCCGTAGTCCAATACATTGATTGGCGCTCCGGTAATCATTGAATAAGATGCTTTTGTAAGCGACATATCAGCCTCGCTAAGAAACTTTGTAAGTCCCCGAAATATAAAA